GGAGTTCTTTTTCAGCATACTTTCCAAGTCCGCACAACTTATCGTAGAAGTAACTGTACCTCTGTCTGTCTGTCTGTCTGTCTGTCTGTCTGTCTGTCTGTCAAGGGTGAAGTTTCATTGAGTAAACTTGTCAAGTACTTTCGCGCGCCTTGTACGCATTCGCTTACTTCTTTACTAATGAATGGATATCCATACTTCTTAATCACTTGCTTGAACGTGAGTTTCGGTTTGATCCAAATTACATTGTCGAACGTCTTAACAAAATTTCGGATTTCGGGATATTCAAGACCCGTATCAACAAACACCGCGGGGATGTCAGGATATAACTTTCTTGTAATGTCAAGCAGAACCGTACTATCCTTGCCACCAGAAAATGAAACATAAACTCCGTCTGTGCCGTATTCGTACACCCATTGCCGTATGCGTTCTTCTGTCATTCGAACCTTTATCGACAACGGCATAGCCTGCCATTGCCGAAGTTCATCTATCGTATGTTTCATTCGCTGATCTGCCCCTCATACTTAAACACGATGCCGTTTCCAAGTTCCATTGCACACTTTTCAGCTCTGTCCTTGTCATCGCCGTAGTTACCGTAGTACCAAAGTGCGCCGTCCACAGTTCTTGCTACCACATAACCGGGTTTTGACTTTTCACTCATATTGTTGATTTCAACTATCGCATTAACTCTCATTTCTCAATCTCCTTTACTTTTCTTCCCACAGTTCACATCTGTTTTTACTTTCTACTTCAAATTCCTTTTCATACTCGGTGCAGATTAGCTGCCCGTCATCGTTTTCGTAACACGCACGGCACGTTTCACACCGTTCACACGGTTCATACAATCCGACATCATCGAACCGCATTTCGTGTTTCATTTCGAGTGCTACTTCGGATTTCCATTCATCGTAACTTTCGTCATCGGCATACTGCCTTGAATCGCTAAATATACTCATTCACTCACCCCCCTACGGCATTAAATCGAATAGGAATATTGGTAACACAACGAATGAACAAACCAGAATGATTGTGGCTAAAATCATCACCACTAAAATCCATATCGCTTGCAGGATTATGTTTTTAATCTTCTCTCTCATTCGCTTTCCCTTTCCGTGATTCTTAATTTGAACAACTTCTTTATTGTGTCCGGCAATTCAGCTTCGAATCTGTCTTGAATCTTCACCTTGTTGAAAGGTTCGTTATATGCCGTTTCGCACTCGCAGTAAATCGTCAAGCCAAGTCCGTCACAATCCCAATCAACCGCTTTCACATCGTCTACATCCCACGATGAATTTTGCACCCCTGCCGTCACGCTTTCTGACAGATAATCAAATAAGTCTTTAAGCGGTATATCCACATCAAATTTTTTGATCTGCGCCATTGTTATCCCCCTTCATTAGTGGTGGTGTTTTAAGCATCCGTATGACCACACCGAACCGTTCCAAATCGCCAAGCGGTACTATGTAACCTTTTGAACATTGCCCCATTTCTTTTAATGGATAATCATTGTTTCTCACGCACCGCCTTAATGCATCGGTCTTGCATAAATAGATGTTGCCTGATTGCGGAACATAAAATGCAATCACACTTGCTCTTGTCTTTTCTAAACAACCGGGGTTTCCATTCGTGGTAAGTTCGTATATCACGTTGCCCGTTTCGTAAGTCTTGTAATCCGTCTTGACTTCCAGCCAAGTAAACTGACGGTCTTTATCGCAAACCAGAAAGTCTACATCCACGGATTGAAAGAACAAATCGTCACGGACATCTATGACTTGCTTTACATACGGCAGTTTCCATATGGCGTTGAATACCACAAACTCACCGATTGTTCCCCTTGTCACGTCATCCCAGAACATTCTCTACCCCCTTATCGTGTAGGTCTTGCGAAGGGCAATTCTTCTTGGATTCCTTCCGGAACATTCACAAAACCGTCTGCATCTGTTTGCGTGTTGCTTGTCGGTGTGGGTGTTCCAGCTTCCGTTACTTCAAACTCCTTCACAAAAATTTTGGTATAGGTCTTGTTGTTGTACTTGCTTACCATAGGGAAAGCGTTCTTGATTTTGATGATTGTCTTGTTTGCCAGATCAGTACCTTTGGGAAACGCACAATCAATGAAACCGTTAACCCATTCTTCCCCATTCTTGCTTGATACCATAAGCGCATAGGTTGTATACGGTGTTCCGTTTGCACTTGTCTTGTCTTGTCTGATGACCTTCACACCACGGTCATCTGTTGTTATTGTCAATCCCATAGTTAACTCCTATCTTCGAATCAAACCGCACTAACGGTCTGGGTGTCTTTTTTGTAATCTTGATAAATCTGTGGCACTCGGTAAACTTGCATCCCCGTGAATGTCCAACCAACACACAGTAATTGCAAAGGTTCACCGTTTCATTTGCCGTGGGGCAACATCCCCATACACATTGCTTCGATACATTGATGTCACAATCAACGGGTTCTTCATTCCACACATCCGCAAGTTCCCTGATTCGTTTCTTGTAATCGGGTATCTTTCTTTCTGCTTTGCGTTCTCTCGGCTCTGATTCCTTGCGCCGTTCATCTGGAAGCAACCCTGCCTTTTTCGCCCTTACGATTGTCTTTCCAACACCGGCAATCGAAATACCAACTTCCTTTGCAATGTTTCGATACTTCTTACCTTCCTTGTATCTTTGAAGAATAAGTGCGGTGCGTTCCTTAATGTCCATTCCATTCCCCTTCTTTCATAAGCATTACCCCTGCGACCAATCCCAACCACCTAAACTCGATAAACCAACACGCCCTGCAATAAAGATTTGATTCATCGTGCCAGCATATTGTTGGGAATAAGTAAAATTGGTCTTTTCGCCACTTCAATAATTTGTGTGCTATACTCCATTTCATTGGCTTAATATCCTTTCTAATTCATCAAAGTTATAATCGTGGGATTCGATCTGCGTGGTTTTGGGTTTGTCTTTCCGTTCCCAAGTTCTCACGGCAGCTTTCCAATCTTTCATCTTGTTTTTGCCAATCATCCAGCCTTTTGATTCGTAGAAATCTACAAACTTGTTGGCATCAACATTGTTTTTGCGTTCTTGACAATACGCTTTAACTTCTTCAAGGGTTGGTGGGATAAACTTGTTAGACTTTTTAGATGTATTAGGTGTGTCTGTGGGTGTTTCACCCACATATATATTATCTATACTATACTTACCTATACTATCCTTACCTGTGTCTACCACTTGTCTACCACTTGGTATACCAACTGGTATACCAACCTTGTTTTTTTCCGTATATGCGCCCTTTCCGTCAAGACTTAATGTGCCTTTTTCTTCCAAATAAGTGGTTTCGTTATATCTGTCACCACGAAGGTAGTTATTTATCTTCCAATGCTTGATAACGATTACCCCGGAATCAAAAGCAAGCACATATCGTTTCTGTAAAAGTGCCAGCATATCGTCTTGACTTGCACCGCATTGTCGCATTATTGACTTTGGGTTTCCCACGAACCCGTCATCGTCTGCCAACATTCCTAATGTGAAGTACAAGCATCTTGCTGATAACGGCATATCCAAAAACGCATCGCTTAAAACAATGGACTTGGCAAACATTCTTCTTTCTGCCATTACTTTTCCTTTCTTTCTGGTGGTTCAAATACTTGCTCGATAATCACTTCCACTCTCGGATTTTGCTTGTCGATATAAAATTCAAAATCGGCATTTAACACATCATTCCAACCGTCATTCTTGATAACACCGCATTTCTGTAAGGCATCTTCAAAGGACTTGTCGAAAGCTGATGCAATGTTTAATCTGTCACGGCGTTTATCTTTAGCGAAAAACTTGTAATGAATGACAATCGGTGTATCTATCTCGTCTTTCAATTTGAATCTGATCTGCTTAATCATCAGTTCGTCATTTGCTTTTTTGACGGGATTAACAACCCGCTTAGTACGGAAGTCAAAGTGAACCCCGTTAAGCACTTCATTCAAGCCGGAATCGAATCCAAGAATCGTGATTTCGTATGTCATTGGCTAACCCTCATTTATCAATTCGTGCATGAGAATTGGCTTGGTAAGTTTCTTTGTTGCCTTACACCAATCACATTTTTCACATCGTGTCGGCTCAACTTCTCCGTTCTTTACCGCCAAAACCATTGGCATATTCATACGAACCTTTTCCAGAGCATCATCAAGTGTTAACTGATCTACGTTGATGATTGCGATTTCGGGACTATCTTCTTTCGTGACTACCGCAATGTAGCAAGGAAGTTTTTCGCCCGTGCAGATATCAACAATCTTCTGATAAACCGCTAACTGCGTTGTGTAGCCGTAGTACTCTACGAAAGAGCAATAACCCAAGTCCGCCACTCTCCACGCTCTGTGAATGTCTGCTGATGTCTTTAAGTCAACGATTGCTTTGCCCGGAATGTATGAATCCAATTTGCATTTCCATTCACATCCGAATAATTCTGCGGTAAATATTCTCTGCTTTTCGCCTGACATAAATTTCATAAAGTATTCATCCTGCAAGCATCTGTCTATCATCTTTTCCGCTTGCTTATACGGAGCTTTTAATTCTCCCTTTGCCGTAAAGCATTCAGGATGTTCTTCTTTAAACTTGTCCAACGTTCCCTCAAAGAAAGCGTCCGTAAAACTTCCCACTAAAAGCGGTATCGTTTTTTCTCTTTCGTATTCGCCCCTTAATTCTGCTAACGCTCTGCTTTCGCATCCGACAGTTCCAAGCGTTCCAACAAACGAAAAGTATTCGTGAACGGACATATATTTTTGGTTGGCTTCTAACGAGTAGTAGTTATCCGCCGTTAAAACAAAATCACTCATCGCTCTTTACCTCTTTCACTTCGCCGTCAATAATGTTGTTGTCTGCAAAAGGATCTACAACTTCTGAATTGTTCTCAGGTTTTACAAAATCATCGTTGTCCGATGCCCAAGCATTGCGTTGTTCAATGTTGTCGAAGTCTGTTTCAATGTTCTTTGTCAGACGCTTCAAGCAGGTTTTGAGGGACATCTGCTCATAATCCGTCACCCAAGGCCCCGAATTTCCAGCTCTTGAACGCCTGCGAATCTTGTCGATTTCTTCCTTGCTCATTACTTCATAAAGAATTCCGCCGTCCTGAAAGATTGCTATTGCGAAAACGCCTTGCATCTCATCCCCGTTAAACGGAAGCGGTTTCCAATTCACATACGGCTTTCCATTTTCAACGCCGTAAGTAAATTCATCACCCTTGTGAACAACTTTTGCGTACAGATCAGCAAGCGGGCGGATGGAATACTTCTTTACGAATTTGCAACATCCTTTGTAGCCAAGCTGGAATTGAATGTGTCCGCTATAAGGTACTAACCACGCTTCTTTGTTCATAAAGTCCATGCCCAAGTACGCAGCCTTTACGCTTCCCTCAAGAATTTCTGTCGGATTATATTTTTGTAATTCGGGATTTTGTCTTAAAAGAGCTATTGTGTTTTGCAGAAAACGTTCCTTGTTGAAATCTTTTGGCAAGGCGTTCTGCACACCATTAAGAGTTATGTCAAGATTGTTAGTTATTGTTTTTAAAAGTTCGTTTGCCATTATTCTTCTTCTCCATATACTTTCCGTTCCCAATAATCAAAACCATCTGCGATTTCATCACAAACACTTAAGCGGAAACCTGATGCAATCCATTCATCAGCCTTTCCCTCACCGCCCTTGTATGCCATTACGACATAATCAAGTTCTTTGTATTTTTCGATAAGTTCGTGAATCATTCGTACAGAAATTTCGATGTTGTCAAAGGGAAGCGATGCGTCCAAGCCGTATCTGTTCCAATTTGGTTTGTTAATCTGTCCGATACCAATACTGCGGTATTCTTCTCCGTTCCAATCGCCCTTAGCGTCAATAGAAAAAGATGATTCTGTTTCTATAAGTGCTAACCAAAACGGATACGGCACGTTCCAAGTTTCGCAAGCAATCTGCGCTTTGATTTGATAAGTGGATTCCAACGGCACTTCGTCAGAAATGATGTAGTGAGGTATGTATTCTTCCTCGGTTTCTACAATAGATACTGTTTCTTCTTCCTTTACTTCCATAATTACCTCGACTTCTTTCGTAACCGGGGTTTCTTCTTCCACGGTTTCTGTTGGTTTGTCATCGGTATGCAGGGTGCATAAGCAAAGAATTGCGAATAAGAGAATCACCAGAAATGCTACCGATAAAATTGTGTTTTTGTGTTTTCTCATAAATCCAAGTCACCTTTCTCAATTTCCAGAATGTGTAAAAGTTCAAGCCATTCAGATAGGGTAAGCAAGTCATTGTTGAAACGATAAACAAGTGTGCTGCGTGGTAGGAACATTTCATCAGCAATGACATCCCAGCTCATATGTTTCATTGACTTAACACCCAAGCAATGTGTTTTAAGTTTTTTGACCTTATCTTTTGCCACATCCTGATAGGTTAATAAAACTTTTGGCATAATTACAAAACTCCCTGAATAATGTCGATAATTCTGTTCTGTTCGTCTTCGTCCATTTCGTGACGCATTTTTCTTGTCAGCCACATTTCAGACTTTCCTAAAAGGTCAGCTAATTGCCATTGGTATAAACCCTTCTCTTTAAGTGCTTCTCTGATCCGTGCGTTCGATTTTGGTGTTTCGTATTTTGTGTAGTTACCCATTCTTCTTTCTCCTTTCTGTTGACTTTTTGTCTACTGTTCGGGCAAAAAAATAGAATCAAAATCCTTTTTTGAAGATATGTTGAGTTCGTTTTTCAGCATTGTTGCCTGAAATACGTTTGCCGTACACGGTTCTCTCAATATCTTGTCAAATCTGGGTCTTGATACTACCAATTTGTGACATAAATACTGCTTTGTCTTGCCCGATTCCTTGAAATACTTATCAAGTAATTGTGCGCCACCCATTAAATTCACCTTCCTTTCCACAAGATTTGGTGTAGCATTTTTGTCTACACCGACAATGATATACCTATGTAAACGCTTTGTCAACAAGTTATTTACTTTTTTTCTACATTTCTTTATAATGGGAAGTGGAAGGGGGTGTCCTTATGCATAATATCGGTTTACTCATTAAACAAAGGCGAGAAGAATTAGGGTGGACTCAAGAAGAATTGGCGCACAAGGTCGGATATAAAAGCCGGGCATCAATCAACAAGATAGAATTGCAGCGTGATGTTCCTATAAAGAAACTGAAACCTATTGCCGATGTTCTGGGAATCGACATTCACGTTTTGTGTGGTTATGATGAAGAAGAATTTCAAGCAGACAAGAAATTTTCAATCGACAATGCAAGATTTATCAGCTTGATCCGAAATGATGAAGAATTGACAAAGGCATTAACAATATACTTCTCCCTGCCAGATGACAAGAAGAAGTATGTTACTGATCTAATCAAGATGCTTGGTCATTAAGTTCGGCAACGATGTCCGCAACAATCTGATAGATATAAGCAAGAACATCGGGTCGGTTGATGCTTTTTATCATTTTGATTAATGATTTTTTAAGTTCCATTTTAAATTCTCCTTTCATATTACAAAAAGTAATGATACAGATTTTAGATGTGCCGTGTAAAAAATGTCAAAAACGGCACATATTTTGACATCACGCACCTATTGTGCGGATAAAATGCTATAAACTTGTCAATCAGGAGTGACATATGAATCTAAATGTTTGCATTGTGGAAGATTCCAAGATTGATGCAAAGATAATGAAGTGCGTTCTGGAAGATTATTTCGATGAAAAGCATTTCAATTATTCGATTAAAACCTATGATACGGGATTGGAATTTTTCGCAGATTATGAAGAAGGGTATATATGCCCTACAACCTTATTTATAAGAATAATAATGCCCAATTCAAACGGTCTTGATATATGTAAGAAACTGCGTAACAAGGGTTTCGCAGGGGATATAGTTTTCGTTACGGATAAACCCGAATACGCAATAGATGCGTTCAAGGTCGATGCAAGGGGTTATATCCTTAAACCTTATTCGCCTGACCACGTTCACGAAGTTCTTGACCGGGTAACAAGTTTTTCATCTTTGCAAACCATTGCCATTAAGATTGGTCGGCAGTACCTTAAGATTCCCACTTTCGGAATAATGTATGTTGAATCATCTGCCCACGATTGCATTTTCCATTGTCGGCAGAACACCGTGTTCACCAGCCGATGCAAGTTAGACGATGTTGAAACCGACATAAACAATTCAAAGTTTATCCGTTGCCACAAATCGTACCTTGTTAATATGAATTACGTTCAATCCGTTGAACCGAATCAGTTCATTATGTCAGACGGATCTGCAATACCGATAACGAAAAAGGATTCAAAAACAGTTAATGACATTTATACGCATTTTCTTGAAAGGGGTGTTTAAATGAACATCGAAAAGCGTGGTTCTACATATCGGGTAAGAATGATGATTGACGGCAGACGATACTCCGTTACCCTTGACCATAAACCCACGGAAAAAGAATCCTACAATCTGATTATGAAAAAGGTCGATACCGATACGGGAATCAAGGGAACATTTAACTATTTCTGCAAGGAATATATAGCCGTCAAAGAGAACGTGTTATCGCCCCGTACAGTAAGGGAATACATCAACACCGTTAAATATATCCCCGAATGGTTTTTGGGTCTGAATCTGGGCGAAATAAAGGCATCAGACGTGCAAAGATGTGTTAATGAAATATCTGTTGGTAGAAGTCCGAAAACGGTACGCAACTATCACGGCTTTATTGCTGGGGTGATTGGAATGTACCGCCCTGATTTTGTCTTGAATACCACTTTACCACAAAGGAAAAAGCAAGACAACTACATTCCTACCGCAGAAGATGTTAAACGCATACTTGAATTGGCAAATGATGAAAACAGAATCTTCCTTAAACTTGCTTGTATGGGATTAAGAAGAAGTGAAATCTGTGCGTTGTCCGTTGCTGATCTGGATGAAAACAACATTCTTCATATAAATAAGGCACTCGTTTTAGACAAGGATAATAATTTCGTAGTCAAATCCACAAAGACTACCGCATCAACAAGGGATGTTCCGATACCTAAAGACTTGGCAGATGAAATAAGAAAGCAGGGTTTTGTTTACCGGCAATCACCGAACAATGTGATTAAATGGCTTAACAAAACACAAGACCAATTAGGCATACCACGGTTTGCGTTACACAAGCTGCGACACTTCTTCGCATCAACCCTTGCCGAAAAGAATGTTCCAGCAAAGACCATAATGTCATTAGGCGGTTGGGAAACCGATGCCGTTATGAAAACTGTGTACCAACACAATATGAAAAAGGAAGAAGAAAAAAGACAAATCATTGACGATTTAACAAGCGGTATATTTTAGGTTATAATTAAATTAGACATAAACCCATAAACCAATAAATCCATAATTCCAAAACAACCCCCTTATACCCTGCCGTTACCCCGATACGGTGGGGTATTTTCTATGGATAACAGGTTTGAACCTGTACGCATTTCTTGGGCAAATTTTGGGCAAATTTCTTCGTCAATGGGGTTGGAAAGCCGATAAATACGTTACCCAAATGAAATAAAAAATCCCCGTAAAATCAAGCAAACTTTCCTTTGTTTACTGACTTTACGGGGTATTTTTCATAGTGCGGATAACAGGACTTGAACCCGTATTCAACACCTTAAAAACACAGTAATTATCGTGTTATTTAATTTTGTGGGGCAAAATCTGTGGCAAATGTGACAAATGACTTGCGTTATTTAATACTTCTTTGCATAGTATCTATACAATCCAGCGTAGTCATTGTTCGCCAAGTAACTGTTAACCTTCTTACCACTTACAAAGTATGACAACCAATAACCTTTTTCGGCATCAGACATATCCATACTTTCAAGGTAAGGAACGGTATCGTGCAAGGTTCTGGAAGAAGGGTCACCGTCTATGTCATCTTTGGTATACAGATCAGCATAGAATTTAACACCGTCTTTACCGCTTTTCTTATAAATGTTAATCAGTTTCTCATTCGGTGAGAAGTATTTGGCATCACCGTACTTATCCACACCGCTTTGAATCTGCACGATTGCATCCGCAGCTTCTTTGAGTACGGGAATAGATTCAGTACCATATTCTTCTATGTAGTTACGATAGAATTGAGTGTTGGGCAAGTCATTGCTCTGTAAAATGATTCTGCTTGAAACCATTTTGCCGAATCCGTCAATATCACCACTACGATAAGTTTTGTACTCATCCGTTGTAATACTGTCTGCACCATACGCTATCGCACTATTTACGGCATCTTTGTACTGTCTTAAACCTTGTATGCCATAAGTATCATAGATGTCGAGCATTGTACTGTCAAGAGAACGGTAAACGGGATTGCCGTAATCATCCACACCCTTTTGAATCTGCTGAACAACCTTTTCGGCTTCTTTAAGATTGTAGATACCGCCTTCGCCGTGTTGTTCAATGTATTTCTTTTTAGCATCGGTTACTTCAATGCCGTTCTTTTCCAGCAATGCCCTTGCTTCAACGGATTTGTTAAAGGCATCCATATCGCCATTACGATATAAATTCCAATCGTCTTTGGAAATCTTTGATGCGCCTTTTTCTTCTGCAAGTTTTTGCGCTTTGCCATACTGTTCAACTCCGGCATCACCCAGATTGTTGTATATATCTTGCAGGGTTTCGCTACCTTCAACACTTGCATTTCCAAGTGCGGTCTGATATGACAAGCGATTTGCATAATATTCCTTAACACCTTCAATACCTTTTTTATCATAGATGTCAAGGACTTTCTGCATACTGTCAGGATAAGCACCCAAAATCTCACGTTTTGCAAGTGCTTCACCAAAACTGTAAAGTTCATCAAGACCTTTGGCTTTTACTTCATCCGTTGCATTTTTCCAAGCATCTGACTTGATATACGATTGTGCCAAATCGTATGATGCTTCACCCATAATCTTCTGATATTCGGATTGCTGCTTATTGTCTAACTTATAGGTTTCTCCACCTATTGTATAACTATATGCAGCACCGTGGGGGAATACTCTTTCATCACCGATTGAATCATAAAGATTAAGCAATTCGTCATCAATATCGGTCTTGTTTGAAAACTTTGTAGAACCGGGATTGACCAACTGTGCAAACGCAGCAGATTCTTTTGACTCTTGTCTTTCTCTTTCCCTGCCCCACAAATCATAACTTGCAGGAAGTGTTTTTGATAAGAACGGTGTTTTTGCTACTACTTCATTCTTAAGTGTCTTAAGTTTTGAAGTATTATCATAAGTATTACGCATTGTCCTATCTTCAATACGGGCAATAGCACCGATCTGCGCTGGCATCCAAGATGTAGGAATATCAATAATAGCGTTCATAATGTTTTCAGATTTAGAACCGCTACCGCTAAACATCTCCGAAAAACTTTTCATCGGGGTTGATTCTAACCAACTATCCGCAACCGCAAGACCAGCATTGCCAAGCGATTGCCAGAAGTTATCCGTCTGCTCTTGGAAACTTTCTTCAATGATAACACCGTATTGGATCGGAGAAAGTGCTGGTTGCAAGAAGTCATACGAATATGATGTGTCACCAATCTGGAATGAACTATCTTGCATATTAAGAACATTCTGTTGATACTTTCTTTTTCTCTTATCATTTGAAAGATTACCAATGGCAAATCCCATTCTTGCAAGAACTCTACCTATTACGATTCCAAGCGTTCCCGTTGCACCCTGACCTAACAAGGTTAATGCATTTGTCATCTTCTGATAATTGTCTTGCTGGGCAGCTTTAAGATTGTTTAACTCTTTCTGCGCCTTAAGTTTTTCACTTGCGTTTGTCGCATTGTCAAGGTTTTCTTGTGCCGTTGCAATACGCTTATTAATCTTTCCGATTGAAATATTATATCCAGCCGTCTGACCTAATGCAGTTACAAGTCCAGCAGGGGAATATTCCAAGATTCTTGCACCAATGTTACCGGGGGTTTTAGCAAATGTAAGCAACAAATTACCCAATTCAACCGGTCCAGAAATGGTGTTGAATCCTTTCCTTATGTCTTGCAATCCTTTTGCGATAAAAGAATTATCGTGGAATGTTGCCTTGTTTGCTTCCTGAACGGCAAGTGCAATAGCATCTTGTGGAATATCTTCAATATTTTCAATGTGGTTAGCCTGAATGTAAGATGCCAATTTGCTTGTGAAATTAGCCTTTACAAATGGTGTATCACCAAACTCACCCAACATATAATAGGTAAAGTTACGGATTGATTCAAGAATAGACGGATTAATGTCCTTGCCGAATACATCGCCATTAACAAGTTTCATAAAACTTTCGATACTATCAATGTTATACATATCCATAACCTTATCAATAGTACCGCCCGTTGTCTTGTTAATGTATTCGTAAACGGTTGCATCTGCTTTTTTCACAAGGTTAGCACCCAAAGTAAGAACCTTGTCAAACGCTTCGTCAATCTTACCGCCTTTAAACACTTGTGCGTTTCTTAAGATTGCATCCGCATCATTCCATTGGGTTACATTTTCGCCAAACAATTCTGCATAGTTTAAATCACAAAACTCTTTGGCTAATTTTCTTGCTTTCTTGCCGGCACCTGCTAACGCTTCGGTTCTTGTATAGTCTGAATTTTGCATCTTATAAGCAAATTCAGCCAATGCCGTAATTCGTCCAGCCGTCCATCTTAACGGAAGCATAGCGGTGTTAGATGAAAGGTTTCTAACAATGGTACGCATATTACACAACAAACCGACCCTACGAAGTTCTTGTAACTTCTGCCAGAATGATACGGGTATATCTCTTGAAACCCTTGCCCATATCTGTGCATATGCATCATTGATTGCATCGGTATCGCCCAGATCAATGCTATCAAATAACGCAGATTCTTCTTCAGTAAGTTCAAAATTAGTCCATTTACTTTTAAACCGTTTTGTACCTTCTGCGTTAAGTGCATCAAGTTTACGAATCATATACTCTCGCCCAGCAATCGGATTGTTGTTGAGCATATTAAGTGTAACGGCTTGTGTAAACTGACCAGCTTCGGTAAGTGCTTGCGCCAAACTATTTGTTAAGTCAACCGCAGCATCCATTCTGCCTTGTGCTACCAATTCATTAGAAACACGGTATGCCAAAGGAACGGCAACCGGGTTCTTAACGGCAATCATTGACCTTGCTTTATCAAGTGCAACATCAAGCGAATTGTTATTAAATATCTCGTCTGCCTTTGCTTGTGTATCTTTATTATGTAACTCACGATACAATGCAGGGTCATTAACAAACTGTGCTTTCAACGATGCCGGTGCATCCGTTTTGTTTTTAAGCGTATCAGAATATCCACGTTCACGAACATCGCTTATATCTTCCAATGTTGCCAAATCATCCCTTGTAATATTTTCGGAAGTATATCTATCTTCGGGATTGATCTGCGGAAGATTCTGTGTTCCAGATTGTTCATTCTGATACTGATTAAGGATTGATGCTAATTCATCTGCTGGCAGAGAATTGTTTGTCTGATTCTGTTCATCAAGCGATGCGATTTCCTGACTTGCCAAGTCTTGCATAACGGCTTGATCCGCAGCGACATCATTTTGGGCGTTCTGTTCGGCATCAAATTCACCGTTCTGCAACATTGAAAGGTAATTATCCCAATCAGAATTTTCATTCTGACCAAGTTCTTCACCGACAACAGATGCAACTTCATCGGCTGACATATTGTTAATGTCAACGGCTTTTTCATTAGTGGTGTTTTCTTCGGTGTTGGGAAGTGCAAAAGGCATATCGGAATCGGATATTTCGGGTAGACCACGCTTAACACCGCTATATGACTCATTGATTTCTCGGATTGCATCTTCCCGTGATAATCTGTCAAACCGTGATTTAAGGAAGCCATATTCATCATAATCGTATTGTGAATGGTTACCGTCATCAATTATGTAATGCAGATTTCGGTTGCCTTTACCGTCAACTTTTTCTTCAACTGTTATCGTATGTTTAGAACCGTCAGGGGCAACAATCGTTTCAACATCGCCGGGTTTAGTCGCAACCGTATTATCGTTCTGTTCAAACAAGTCAAGTGGAAGAATATCTTCATCATTAAGAACAGTATCTTCAACCGGGTTCTGAACCATTTCTTCAACGGCAGGGGTATTCTGTTCTTCTTCAACAAGTGCTTGTTCTACGGCATTTTGTAAATTAGATTCCGTGTTAGAATCAAGAACATTGTCAAGTCCGGGGATTTCTTCTGCTATTACTTCGGCTTGAATCTGCGATATTTCTTCGGGGGTATATCCTAATTCTCGCAAGTGTTCTTCGGATATATCAACGGGGTTCTTAATGGCATAAGGGTTGTTTTCACCCGTCATTGCACCAAATGACGATACTAATTCACCCGTCGCACCACCAGATAACAGACCAGCAAAACCGTCCATTACTGTCTGAAATGCCCATTCTCTCCAAGCCAAATCTTTTGCTTGTTCCGCAGTTAAATGATTATTTACTTGCAATTCACGGATTCGTGCATTGACTTTGGATTTGTCGCCCGTTATAAGCCAATCGGCAATAGTATCTGCACCGTCTTCTGCCATTTCTTGTACGGCTTCAGGAAAACCAGCGTTCCAAAATACTTTACCCATTTCTTTTACTAACGCTAATCCCTGCGCCCCGTTGAATCCAGCTCTTGCAGCATCTTCAAATTTGCCCATAGGTATTTGTTCAGTAAGTGCGGTTGTAACACCACTTGCAATACCTTCTAAAAGAATCTGGTTTGGCGACAAATTTCTTTCAATGGCTTCGTTCATTACCTGATCTGCTTTTTCTACACCCATTATTCCAGCAGATACCATTGAACTTCCACCCGTGGGCAATGCAAGTGCCATAGCCGTACCCATATCGCCAATAGATGTACCAACACCATATGCAAACTTACCTATATCACTCATATCTTCCGATATGGCTTCTCTTGCAAGGTTTGTATATGTCTGTCCTTGTGTAATCGGTTTACCCGTTGCATACTGATAAATCTTCTTGCCGACACCAAGACCAGACTCTACGGGGTTTGTGGCAAATGTATATGCAGTACTTGATACGGGGGTTTCTTTCGCTTCTTTCTTTATTAAAGAATTGTTGTAATCCTGAAATGCTTCAGCGACATCGCCGACATCAATTTTGTTACTTGTAATGGCACTATTGATTTTATTCTGCGCACTCCAATAATTCGGACTTGTTACATCAACATAGTCCTTAATATCTTGGTCAGAAATATTAAGTCCGTGCAACTGTTCAATAGTTTCCACATTTTTGATCCGGCGATACTCACGAGAAAGTGCTTGTTTTTCTTTGTACTTTTCCTTTTTCTCGCCATTGAACAATCTTTCTGCAGCATTATAATCAGGGATAGACTCATAATAGTTCTTAAGTTCTTCATCTGAATTAAATGTCGGCAGATTCTTCGGTGTGTTCATTGCTGCGTTAGCAAGATTCCACATATTTGTAGAATTAGTAAGTCTGTCTTGCTTAAGCATACCGGGAGTGCCACCCGTAACATCTAATGACAATGACGGAATTTCATCAAATGCTGCAAACCCTTCAACATCAGCACCGTGAATAGCCTTAATTCCCTGCGGAGAATTAGGATTCACGGTCTGTTTGCTGGAATTATTATTGCTGTTGTTGTCCGTGTTTTTTGTCGAAGTGTTGTTTGTACTTTTTGTCGAACCGCCACTTGTATTTTTTGTGTTTGAAGATGTGGTCTTATTGTTTGTTGTTGTGTTTACGGTTGCTTTAGGGGCATACGTTTTATAAGCAGCCTTTTTATCGGGTTCAACCTTTCTCGTTGATGCCCCTTTAGAACCAGATAAACTTTGGGAAATGTCTTTGTCTTTTAACATAGTCTTTCCTTTTCAAGTAATTAGTACATATACCTCAACTGCTGATTGTTGTAGTTATTAAGCAGATTTAAAAGTTCCGCATTTCTGCTCAAATTGTACTTATTAACGGCTTCATCGGTACGTTTGTTAATATCGTTACGAATTGTGCCGTAATTGTTGTAAAGCCTTGCAAGGTTAGATTCAGTTAAACCGCCAGAATAACCCTGCCTTGCCATATCGTTAGATGCATTACGGCGATTCATCATATAATTGATGTATGCCTGACGTAACTGATCCGCAGCTTCGTTTTTCACTTCCCCAACTTGTGCATCATACTTTGAATTAACAGACTTAACAGAATTGTTGTAATTCTGTTTGATTAAAGCCAATGCATCGGCATAAGGATTTGAAGGTTCAGAATAACCACCACCGCCACCATAATAAACTACGGTATTTCCAGACGATGATTTTTTCTTTCCACCACCGCCACCGCCACCGTTACCGCCACCCGTAGGGGTATCGTCATCGTCAACAACGGGTTTGTTTCGTGCCGCTGCTTGTGCGTTTTGTGCTGCGGCTGCTGCCTGCGCTGCTGCTAATGCGTTTGCATCAAGTACTCTTGCGGTAACACCACGATTAACCTGATATGTACCTTGTCTTGTGTAATGGTTCTGCAATGCATCTGTTGTTGTTGCTGCCATTTGATTTTCTCCTTTACTTAATGATTTATATAAACCGTTACCGGCTATATTCGAATACAACAAAAAGAACCGATGTTACTCGGCTCTTTTTGGAAGATTACATTGATTCAATTCTTGTCATCAGTTCGGTAAGAACGGATTTAAGTTCTGATACTTTAGTATCTTCGTGGGTTTCGGTGTACTCATAATCCTTTGTAGGATTGAGCATTGCCTTTGTAGTCACAACGGACTTGATTGCGTGGGTAAGTGTATCTACATAATCCATATCGCTTGGAGATATAACACCGCCCGTGCTTTCAAGTTTTTCAACTACTCTTGTTAATTCCTTTTCCAGAATCATACAGATTGCGACAAGGTTATTATATAATGTGTGCATTTAAACACCCCCTTATTTAGCCACGGGAGTGATGCCAGCGATTATCTGTGCGGTCTGCGCTACCTGACTTGCGTTGAATGTAGCAATGTTAAGCTGATTCTGAAGTTCAAGGATTTTGTCATTCTTTGCATCTAACTGTGATTTGAGCGTATCCATTTCGATCTGATTCAGTTTTTCAAGGATAGCATTTGTGTTGGATGCGTTTGCGGTGCGTGTTGCACACGCTTCTCTTGCGATGTCAGAACCAAGATTAGCGATTCCAAGTCTGTTGTCCGCACTAAACTGTGCCAACTGACTCTGGATGTTGAAAGCGGTCTGCATATTGTTCATCTGTCTTGCGTTCTCACCGATTTCGGCTTGTGCAAAACCATTAGCAATAGCAGCGTTAACCCCGGCGAAACCGCCACATAACTGTGTCTGTAAATCACCGATACCGCTTGAAATTGCGCTTATCTGGTTCTGTGTTGTAAGGTTCTGGAATCCGTTTGTGGTAATGTCAGCCTGATTCATCCACGGGTAAATATCGTTGCCGAATCCACCACCGAAACCGCCGAAACCACCGCAGAAAAGAAGGATGATTATTAACCAGCCTAAATCTCCACCGAATCCGAAACCACCGTTACCGCCCATAGGGGATACGGGCATAACCATTTCGTTGTTTTCAAGTGCCATTTCTTTTCTCCTTTAAATAATAAGGTTAGCGACTACCACCATTGATAGCCGGTTTATAAATATTCTGCAGAAATATTTAACGCATAAACAACTGTGCCATATTAGCTGCCCGATTATATTGGTCTTGTGACACCCTTCCTGACTTCATAAGGTGGTTCAAAATATCGTTAGGGTTATTCATACCCTGCGGAATATTCACACCCCTTTTAGCAAGGAATTGGGTGGGGTTGTTCTTGATGTCATTAAGCATCGACATAGGGTTATTCTGATTCATTTGATGATACAACGGGTTCATTCTTTTTCTTTCCTTTCTTTAATGATTCTATTTGTTCTTTCAAATCTGCAAGTTCTTTTCGCAGATCAGTTAAATCATTTTCAGGATTTGTAGTTTCCCTTATTGTATAATCAAGAATCTTCACACTCGGTCTGCCCATACTGTCTGCCGATTTGAGATATATGATTGGATTATCAATATCCCATAACGCAACCGTATTGTTTGCTTGAACCAAGTAATTGTCTACATCAACACTTCGTACCCAGACCGTACCGGGAAAGTAATTATTATAAGCCATTCTGTCACTCCTTTTACTTTATTGTAGCAAAGGAAATTACCTTGTGGGTAATCTGGCAAAAATGGTTTATAAAATGTCAAACAGTTATCCGATTTTCTCTAAATCGGTTAGTCTATGCTCGGAAACGGATTCACGGTTTTCAAGCACCGCCACTTGTGATTCAAGTTTGTATGTTCTGTCAATCACACCGTTATGCTTGGCAACATCTTTCTGCAACTGTTCAACTGTCATAGATGTCTTTAACTGTTCATCCTTTATCTCGTTGAGTGCTTTGTCGATGCCGTCAAGCCGTGCGGTAAATTCTGCCTTTACCTTATCAAGATTTGCGGAGTGCTTTTGCTGACACTCCGCAATACTTGTTGCCCCTACTTCTAATCTTTTAGTTTTTAGTTTGGTTCTCTCCGAAACTATGATGCCCGTCAATGTCAAGACGGGTGTGCATACAATCGTGAGAATCGCAATCAACCATTCCATTAGACTATTAAACTCCTTAATTCTTCCAGCTTCTTCTGTAAATCATCTGAAAGACTTCTTATGTTGTTATGAATACTTTCGATTTCTGCCAGCAGATCGGAAGCGGTTTCTTCATCTTTCTTTTCAAGATGCCAATAATCAATAAAGAATTTGGCAAGTCCAACCGCCGTGTTATCTGCAAATGCTTCTGTCAGGATAATCGGTGTATCGGTTGTGGAATCCATAAAGCCGTTTTCAAGAAGAATGGAATCTGCTTGGGGCGCACATACTTCATATAATTCTGTTGTTTCAACAATAGGTCTTGAACGGTTTCCACGAAGTCCGTTTGCACCGACAACATCGTTATAAAGAAGTGTTGCTTGTTCCTTGTTTCTTTCTAACGGATAATGGTAAACCACTACACCGCCACCGCTACCAAGATTGATTCCGGCATTGTGATGAATCGCAAGATAGAAGTTAGCCTTGTGTTCATCGGAAATCTTTGCACGTTCTTCAATCTTAATCGGAATCTCACCCGTGGGGTCATCAAGTCTGACAATCTCAATGTTCTTGTACTGTGAAAGAAGTGTAGTCAGTTTGTCAGCTATTCTTGCGTTCAAAACCCACTCTCTTGTTTCAAGTGGGTCAATCTGCTTTGCACATCGTTTCCCTGCGGTATAAAGATAATGCCCAGCACTTAAGGCAAGAATCTTATTTTTTTTTACGGGAACACCGCCGTAGTATCTCTGATAAAATTCTTCTGCTTCGTCAGCACGAATCTTCTGTTTGGCAGGGTCATCTTTCCCGGCTGGCTTTTCATATGTAGTCATAATGATAATGGCTGCTTCGCTCGGAGAAGTACAATTCTCTAAACCTTCTTTAGTCTTTGCAAAACCGCTTGAACAATACTCGGTGTATGCCCATTCCAACTGTGTAGGGAAATCGGCAATGCTAACACCTTTCTTATGGCACAAATCCCAAAGTCCTTGCTTTCTTCCAGCCGAAGTCCATTGAGCCAAACCATAACCGCATCTATCGTGGGCGAAGTCACGGTGTTCATCATCGGGGGTTTCCCAAACACCATTGTCTACCTTTGTGGTATATTCTTCATCGGTTAATCCCCACTTATTCATATAACTGTTCTGTGCGTTGTTTGAACGGAGATTGGATTCAATGTTCCAATTCGCTAACCAACCGCAGATTGCGTATTCATTTACTTTGCCCGTCCAAAACTCGATTATTGTAAGGGCATTTACTTCATCATAAGGTTTCATACTTCGTCACCGCTTTTCCCTTCATTGTGTTCGGTTTCTTTGGGTTCTTTAGGGGTATCGTCTTTTTTGACTACCTTCGCAGCTTCGTGAACACCCGTTGCGGAAAGTCCACTCACGATACCCACCGCAAGTGCCGTAAGCACATCTTCGGCAGGGAAGTCAGGCATATGAGTAAGGAAACCTACAAGTCCTAAAACCGCACCAAAGAATCCGGCGATTATAGGAACAAACTTTGTATCAAGTTTTGTTGTCTTAACACCTTCGCAGATCAAGTAACAAATTACTGTGATTGCCGTTACATTTGCTATTCCGAAATTCATAGTGTTCTCCTTTCTTTATACATCTGCCCTACCATAGAATTGTAACTGCTGGATGATTAAGTTCGTGTCACCCGATACCGCCGTGCTTGTAATAAGAACACGATAATGACGGTATGCATTGGTATTCGTAAAGTGATAGTTAAACGATGCCGATGCCGTAGCACTACCCGTTAATGTTCCAGACACATCCGTCCAAGTGGACTTGTCATTTGAGCCTTGAACAATCAAAGTTCCAGCCGGTCTTGTTGCTTGCGTGGTAGTTCTATTCATCCACATAACACCGAAGATGCGAACCGCACTTCCGAAGTCATATGCCAACCAAGCGTTGTTTGCCACCGCACCGCTACCAGACCAAGACCAACACGTTGTATAAGATGTGCTTTGACTGAATGCCTTCCACGGGGCATAATTTGTAGCATAACTACTTGCGTATGCTTCGCCACTCGGAGTGGTAGCACCCGTCATCTTCGGAACAGTAACCGTGATTACTGATGATGCGTAAGTGCTACTCTTGATTGCGTTGTACCAATCTTCATCATTAAGAAGAAGGTTTGCAGCATAGTTATTCTGACCAAGAATACTCATAAAGTCTTGATTGTTGCATATGCCAAGACCTATAAATCCCGTAGCGGTTACAAGGTATGCACAAGCACTCTGACTTGCAATCAACGTGGTAAGTGTTGTGGTATCGGCAAGCAAAGCATCAAGTGATGCATAGTGCTTATCGGTAATACCGCCTGCCGTTAACCATTCTTGAACGCCAGCATTATCTCGACCATAGAATTGTACACGGGCAAACGCAGCATAACCATTGTTGGCAAGACCTTCAAGTTTATATGTGTTGTGAGCTGAATGGTCGGAAATAACCGCCGAATGGTCATAATATGTAGCACCCGTATCTGAATGACCAGCACCCGATGCTATTTCGGTATAACTTGCTTGGTTATCGCCTGAATAAACTTTCCAACTTGTCATTCGTCTTGCTTTGAATTTTACAAAGTACGCTTTTACATCCTTTGTGTATTTGTAACCGACATAAACCGTTGCACCGCCTGATGAGGCAAAAGGACATCCCGTATCATTTCCGTCAAACGCTTGGAAAGCATAATATCCCGATGCCGGCTGGTAAGAAAATGCCAATCCACTCGGCTGGGTATCGCTTGTCATTGTAGGTACTTTGACATTGAGTACATAATCGGCATATGCACTACTACTTATTGCTTCGCACCAATCAGGGTCAGAAAGTAACAAGTTTGATGCGTAGTCATTTATGCCAAGTGCGGTCATAAAGGCTTGGTTTTCACAAATGCCGTTCTGGATAAACCCTTTTGCCGTAACCAAGTAATCACAAGCATTAGTACTTGCAATAAGCGTTGCAAGAGTGGTCGAATCGGAACACACATTACTTATTGAGTAATAAGTCTTGTCGGTTATACCACCAGCACGAAGCCAATCTTGAACACCGCCTTTATCTCTACCATAGAATTGTAATTCAGCACATACGCTTCTTCCCCCACTTGGTGCGGTAGAATAAAGTCGCCAATATCTTGCGCTTTGTACTTCGCCTATTGGAGTATCAATGTATTGGTCGGCACTTGTACCATTAAGATTAAATGTTGCAAGTTCGGTGGCATCCACCCAATTTGTTCCGTCTATTGAATATTGATATTTACAAGTGTATTGCAGACTTGCATAAGATGATGCGTTTCGTCTTAAAATTCTTCCGTAATGCATCTTGTGTGCAGAAGGATATTTATATCCAACGCTACTGCTTGAACCCGTTGAATTTGATGCCCAATATGTCGATGCCGTCTGGTCAAATGCATAATAGGGTGGATTGCTTGAATAGGAATCGGATGCATAACATTCGCCACTCGGTGCGGTATTGCTTGTCATTTTGGGTATATCGGGAGTGTTATAAACATTTGCCCAATAGGGGGAATCTATAAGTATTGCTTGACACCAATCGACATCGCTTAACAACGTGTCCGCACAATAATCGTAGCAACCAACATATGCTTCAAATAAACTACCTAAATTAAGGTAATTGCGCCAACCTTTTGACCGTTTGAGATAGTCAATAGAATTATTGGTAGTACATAGTTGAAACAATGTGGAAAGGTCTGATGCCACTTGAACAATTCGTGTATAATCCTTATCCCAGATGTTTGCACAATGTAACCATATCTGCACATCATCTGTCGGTGTAACAGTTTTGCCGTTTGGTATAACGTGTGCTAATCCTTTTAAACATTTAATGTATGCCATATTAGATGTTCCTTATCCAAAGTTTGAATGTTGTCGCTTCTTCAAGTGCAGGGATTGTATAAACCGCACTTCCACTACTTACAGAAACGCTTGTGTATGCTATCGCCGTACCGCTTGTGTTCTCGCTATAAAGGTCAAGAATACTCGTTGTCGCAATAGCAGCATTTGAAAATGTAACCGATGTCGCACCAACTGATGCACTAACCGGGGTTGCCCAAGTGCCTACCGCAGATGCATCGGCTTTATTGTTCCAAGTGTACTTTTCACCCGTTGTGCAAAGTGAAACCGCCGTACCGCCTGATGCAGCAGACTTTGATTCGTATGTTGTATCGGTAGCACTTAACACACCGCTTCCGTCAACATTAAGATTTGTGCCGATTGACGAAAAAGGTTTGCTTGTGATTGCTGACCACGCTTGTGCAGGGATGTTCGCATTTTCCCACTTTGATGATGTGGAATTGTAAATAGGTACTTGTCCGTTTGCAAGTGTAGCTGCCGTAACTGTTACATCGTCTAATCCAGCAAATGTGGTAGCCGAACCACCGCCCGTGGGTGCATAGATGTCTGTGGGTGTACTGTCGATTGTGATTGTCGCTATCTTCGTACCGCTATCCGTAATCTGATTCCAAGAAACTGTTGAACCCTTTGCTGGAACATCCCAAGTTCCGTCACCACGAAGAAACTTTGTTGTCGCACTTGAATCGGGTAACTGCGGACAAAGACCGTCTGCCGAACCGTCTACAACATCGTATGTGGTATCAACCGCACTCAATACTCCGTCTGAATCAACATCCAAGTTATCGCCTATCGTGTCAAACGGCTTGTTGGTTAAGTCATCCCATTCCGTCACCAGATCAATGTCACCGCTTCCAAGAATGGTTGTGCCACCAACTGTCTTAATGTTCGTACCGCTGACAAGTGTATCTTGCTTTCCAGAAAGAACATTGTTGCTTCCGTCTGTTATATCTCCGGCAACTACAAGGTTTCCACTCCAATCAAGCGTTCCGATATTTGCCCTTGCATCATCAGCCGTACCGCCACCGACTATGTGTGCGTATACGGTGCTTGAATCTTCAACATTGTATTTACCTTCAACAAACTGATTTGCCGATGCAGCCTTTGTTCCGTAACCTTCTGCGTGTGAATACTGACCGCTTGCTTTGGTCTGATAACCTACCGCTACCGACCCTGCTGCCGATGCTTCACCGCCGTTACCAAGTGTCACGGAATTTGTTCCAACTGTGGTATCGGCTTTTCTGTTTAAAGAAAGCGAACCCGTGCCAGACGGATTCGCCTTATCCATTTTTAAATCGTAATCTAATAAGATGTCATCAATAAGCTGATTGTGTTTGGGTGTGATTACATCTATCGCAATCTCGTCAAACTTCTCCTGCATTTCCGATGTGGAAAGATTCGGTGTGTCTGGTAAACCGATTACACCTTTGTTGAGCAGGTCGGCTTCCAATATCTTGTTGTCAATTAATGCCATAATTAATCTCCTTATCCCTTGAAGTAACCTTTTTCTACATATTCCAAAGCGACATTCTGTATCGTGAACGGTTCATCAACGGCATCGTTTATAAACCGTATTCTGAATTTATCGACCTTCTTTACTCGCATCTTGGTACGGCAAATCTTCTGTGTCTGGTCGCCAGAAAATGAGATTTCGGAAAACTTCAGTAATGAGAATGAAAAATAGTTACCGAAGGTATTATCAAACTTTACAAATTCCCATACACCACGAACCATTGCGTAGATGCTTACCGAAGTTCTAACCGCAGCTTCAACTCGGAGTGCAAGGTATCTTAAAGTCTTGTTCTTGTAGAATAACTCACCGTCTATATCAGGGGTTTCATAAACCGCCACAATCGGCTCGTTGTCATCGTTGAATGATGCAGGGGAATTTTTGTCCTTATAAAACTTGCAGATTCTTCCGTCATTCGTTCCGAAATACAATTCGTTATCGTGAACCCACATTGTATTTGCTGGTACATTCGTGCGGTAGAATCCAGCATACTGTCTGTTGGAATAAGGGTCACCCTTGTCCGTTGTGGTAGGCTGCAATCCGTCAAGGATATACATAACACCGTTCACGCATAACATATAGTTATCGTTGAACACACAAGCAAATGCCTTTTCAAGATGCGATTCATTCAATAACTTTCCGTTTATGTAGAATGAACGGTTCTGCGAATACTTTTCACCCGTGATGTCTTGGGCGGTAACCGCAAACACACCCTGATTCGTAAGGAATAGGGGTTCACTTTCAAGATAACCGAATGAATCCTTTGCTATCGCACCAACACCCTGCAAGGAATTTTTGATAACGAATATCTCGTTGTTTTCCGAATCAAGCGTTCCTTCACGGACTATGATGTTCTGGTCACGGTCATTCTCATTCTTGTGCGTTGCCAATCGTGATGAAATAATCGAGTAACCGATGATTGCCGATGCATCACCGCCAAGCCTTGAATAAGAAGTGTCCTTGAAGTATGTCGGGTCATATGATTCCGAATACCAATCGTAGTTCATCATATCGGGATTACCGCTTAAGAATAATCTGTCTTTACCACCCTTGATACCGTAAAGGATTCCAATGGTGCATTTGTTTATCCGATCTGCATAACCCGATACTGTTCGGTATGCCGTTATCTTTACATTATCTTCACCCGTTATAGGACTAACACCCGGCGCAGTTCCGAAAGTTACAACACCGTTTGTTCGGTCTACTGTGAAGTCTGTGGTTTCGGTCTTATCTTCCCATTCACCTTGTGCGTTTAAAAGCTGAACCGTTACTTCGGTTGCATCCAACGGCTTGAAGGATAACTGATAATCCTTGACATCTGCCTTGCCAAGAAACTGTTCGGTGAATCCCGGCTGGATAAGGTTCAAATCTTCATACGGTGTTCCACCACCTTCGGGGTCTTTTGAAATGGTAACAATGGGAATCTTTGCACCGATTGATGCCGATTCAACGTGATGTGTTACCGCACTTCCCACCGTAGTCTGATAGTAAACAAGGTAATGTGCGCCGTCTATGATATAGATTCTGTCACCGAATTGCCACGCTCTTGATCTGCCGTCATTCATTGCGGAATAGATAAGCGTTGTGCCGTAAAACAGTTTCGTGCCAACGTGCGCTATTGCACTTCCTTTATCATCAAGGTAAAAGCATCCGTTTACTTTCGATGTTGAAAGTTCAAAATCTGTAATTGTATGCCAGCCTAATGCCTTACGAAGTTTACCGGGAACATCACGAACCATATTCACACAGTTAGGACTTCTTGTTATATGAACATTGGCTGGGGAATTTGTGAAGTCAGCACCACGGAAATAGTCTATCGCTTCAATAGACCTTTTTGGTGACTTCGGTACTTTGAATTGTACTGCCATTAAATCCACCCACTTTCGCTTGTGAACCTTTCTGCACTCGGTGTCGAAACGCTATCACGAAGTCTTTCATAACCCACTTCAAAATCATTTCTATAAATCGTGGCTATGCCCGAATCGTCATCCAGATATAGCTGGGATGCCATATAAAGGCAAAGAAGTGGTGCTACTTCGGGGTCGATAGCAAGTTCCGTGTCATCTGGTGTATCGAGTGTAATCTGCTGGGGATATGCCTTGTAATAAACCTTGAAGTTACCGGGGGTATCTCTGTCAAGGACTAACACCCTATTACCTTCTTGGAAGTAATCAGATGTGCGGATATATCTTGTGACATCCGCATCACCTTCATAATATATGTCATCGGTCGCCAGCGCATAAAAGTCAGGGGCATATTCCTTAAGTTCGTACCTTACCTTTTCGGCAAACGTGGGTACATCTTCTTCCGTGGGGAAGTCTGCGGAATACATTGCGACATTCTTTACCGCTAACGGATATAATGAGCTGAATGTAAGTTTAACGTGCAAGTCATCGGGATTCTCAATAAGTCCACGAACACTTGTATATCCCGTGTTGTAACTTAATTCAACTATGTCATCATCCGTTAATTCCGTATCGCCAACCTGAATCGTGTATGAGCCAGATCCGAAGTATTCAAAATAAAAACTTCTCGCACCGTCTGTTTCAAATAGCATCGTGCCACGCTCTTGTGAAAAGATGTGTGCGCCGTTTGTAATGAGATTCTTTATTGGATTGTGTGCAATGTCTATGGATTTGATGATGAATTTTCCAGCCGTGGCAAGTAACTGTAAACCTTCATTGGCTGCACCGGGCATTGATGCGATGTAGTCACGGGTGGATGCATCGTCTGGAATTGTAGAACCGTTCGCAGAAAACAACTTCTGCAACGTGATTAGTTTTATATCGTGCCAAGTAATCATTTTGCTTCTCCCTGCAATTATTTCTTGGTGCTTGTATTTCGCCTTGTATAAGTCCTTTTGGGTGTTGTGGTGGTATTTATAGGCTCGGCATCTTCAACCGCCTCTACGGGCGATTCTGAAAGCGTGGTGGGTATGCTTGAATGTACCTTTACCAAGTGTGAATTGAATGTGCCGTTCTCGTTTACTTCGTCAACAACATATTCAAGGTTATCGTGAAAAAAGTGTTCTCCTACTTTACGCATATTGTTCTCCATAAAAATACCCCCACCCCAAACGGGGCAGGGGTTTAGTTTTGATCTGCGGATGATTATTCGAGTGTAGTACCACTCTGCGCACCGCCCATCAGTACCCATCTCCAATCGTTAAAACCGCAAGACATTCTTGCATAACCGTTGTACTTAAGGTTTCTGGAATCAATATCAATGTCATCCTTAACGTCAAGTGCGGTTCTGTCATAGAATACCATACCGTTCATAGCGTTTCTTGCTTCGCTTGAGAAGATGATGTAAGGTGCAGTACCTTCAGCAGCCTGCCAAAGCGGATCAACAACAAGATTCCATAATCCCTTCTGGGTGTTTATGTCATTGTTGTTAGAACCAACGATAAGGTCGGTGCGGATAATCTTCTTAACGGTTTCTTCAAGTGCGTAACAGTTACCGGGGATAACGATTGTATCAAAGGTATATCCCATAACCTGACCAGAATCGTTCTTGAAGTTTCTACCGATGTTAGCAAGTCTTATAAGCATTGTAGCGTTGTTACCAAAAGGATTGGTAAATACGTTACTCTGTGTAGCAACGGTAGCCTTAACTGACTTGTGTGCGGTATTGAAAAGTGAAAGTCCGTCACCCGTGGTCTTATCAAGACTTCTCTTGGAAGGACCAACTACGAATGTAGAACCTTCGGTAACGAGTGCGTTTGTAGCAAGTTCAGCTCTGGTTCTCTTGTAACCAAGTACAAGGTTTCTTGCGATTGTCTTGATAGAATCAATATCGCCGTCATCAACCATTTCTTTAGTAACCGCAACACTCTTTGAAAATGCGGAGTGTACGATTAACTTGGGGAAGGTTTCCTGAATATCGTCTAAAGGTGCTTTGTCACCTTCGTCTACGATGTCGAATGATGCAAGGGATGTTACACCCGTCTGCTTCTCGGCATACTTCTTTGATTTCTTTTCTACGGCAAGGTCGCCAACTAACTTATCGTAATTGGTCTTTTCCTTGTCTGCATCCTGCATAACTGCGTTAACTACCTGACCCACGGGTTTCCAGAGGTCATCGTTTAATGCACTATTCTTTGAAAATACAATACCCATGATTTAATCTCCTTTACTGTGATAGATGTAGATTATTCAAACTTAACGAGTACGGTTTCGTCTGTTCCAGCACCGCCGGAAACGAGTGTAGCAACACCGTTCGTTGTGGTAGCGGTTACACGCTTGGAATCGGTTGCGATTGTAACTTTCGCACCAGCCTTAAGTGCAGAACCGTCAACTGAAAATGTGGTTGCCCAAGTCTGTCCGTCATAAACGGGGTTAACGGCAATCTTGTCACCAGCGGTAAGTGCGGTGTCAGCCTGACCAGCGCAGATGAAATCGGGTTTGTTTGTTCCGTATGTCTTTGCTACATATCCCGTAGACGAATCTACTTTAAGGGTGTCACCAACTGCGTATGTAGCTGCAGCAGCAGGTTTCATTTCGATAATGGGGAAGTTATCGCCATTGTCATTCTTAACAAATGAAAACATAATCAATTCTCTCCTTTACTTAATTTAAAGTTTCGTTGTAGAGTGCTTTCCGTTCTGCCCACGTCTTGTTGGGGAAGGCTTCTTCCCACATACCACGAAGGTTCTGCGGAATCTCAACCTGATTGTCATTAACGGCTACACCGTTCATCGGGTTAAGATGTGCCTTGCTTCTTGCTTCATTCAACGCACCCTGACGAATGGCTTCTTGTTTTTTGGAAGTCATCTTGCCAAAGTTCTGTATCTTGTAGGCTTCAAGCAAGGTTAAGTTCTTGTCGATTGCATACTGAACCAGATCAGCAGGGACATCTTCAAGGGTTTTGATAGAAGGGTCGATTTCGGAAATCTCGGATAAGTCTTTCATCAGACTTTCTTGTGCTTCCTTCTCTTGCACTTCTTTGAGATACTCGTTTGCTTGGATAACGGCAGGGTTGTTATTAACAAGTTCCGTAATCAAGTTAGGGTCAATCCCGTTGTCCTTTAACTGTTTCTCTGCTTTCTGACGCTCTTGCGCTGCAAATGCTTCTGCGTATTCTTCGGCACTCTCAATGGGTTTGCCCGTTATGGGGTTCTTAAACTTCCCAAACATCTGTGCAAACTTCGCATCAAGTTTTGCCTTATACTCTTTGGCTTCTGCTTCGGCTTTACGTCTGGCTGCGGCTGCAATGGCATTGGCATCAATAGGCTTTTCTTCGGGTGCTTCTTCGGGAGTTTCATCTGTGGAATCCGTTTCCGTGTCTGTTTCCGAATCGGTGCTATCGATGTCGGTTTCTTCGATTTCTACCGGGTCGGCGGTTTCCGATTCTTCTGCGCCTATGCTGATTTCCATTTCGTCATCAGCAAAAAATTGAAGATTTAATTTCATATTCAGTTCTCCTTTGGATTTTTACGCTCTTACCAGCGAAGTATTTAACGCACTAAAAAAGCACCCACAATGTGCGAGTGCTTGTGCGAAAACCGTAGGCTGGTTTGACCCAGCAAGCGATAAGCCAAACTTATCTCTACGGTTGGATTGGAAAGAAGAATTAATGTAGTATGAAGAAAACTTCACTCTATGGAAACGGGAATCTCGGCTTCCTCGTCACCTACTACTTTTTCAAAGTTATCACATTTCTTGTTGCGACAACTGTATTCATATTTACGGAATAACTTGTTATCACGGATTATGTTTTTAACACCGCTAATACTTGCTTCCGTTTCACATAACGGGCATTTCATTCGGTACACCCCCTAACTCTTGCATCTGTGCTAACTGTTCGGCTTGTGCCATTTGCTCTTGCTGACGGGCAAGCCTTTCTTCTATGTTCTTCTTAATCTCCCCGGCATTAGGATAACCGTTCCTTTCTTGTTCAAGCCAATAAAGGTAATTGGTTTCCAAATCGCCTAACTGACCAAATGCACCACTCTGTAACTTAAGGTCTGCCTGATTCCACATTGCTTCTCTGTTCGTAAGAAGTGTGCTTGTCGGGTCAACTTCGAAGATAAATTCGTCATTCCAATAATAATCGCCAGATGAATCTTGTTTAAGGAACATACGCTTGTCAAAGTGTGAAAACTCTAACTCACCGTTCATTCCCTGCGATGTGATAGGTATGGGGTCATCTGCATAAGCAAGTGCGAATTTGAACATTAATTCGTACATCTTCGCAAATGCGTTGTTCTTCATTATGCGCTTTGATTCCAAACGTCCGGCAGCCTGATTGATTGAATACTGTTTAGCCGTACCAGATAATGCCGATGCATCGTATTTACCCTGAAATGAGTCCGTGATACCAAGTGCGGATTTCGCCCATTGGTAATTTTCTTCCAAAGCAACACGGTCTTGTGCGGTATCAGCTTGAACCGTGATAACATCAATCAATGCTTTCTGGTTGGGATTCTCAACACGGATTATTTTTAATTCTTCATCTGTGGTTTCAATACCCAAGTTTTCAGGGAGTGTTACATAAGAACCGCCCTTAAGTAACTTCTCATTTATCTTTGAACCAAGTTTCTTTATCGTGTCTTGCTGATCTGCGATGACTTCAACATCGCTAAAACCTAAAAATGAACGGTCTTTAGAAATGTTCTTTCGCATTACAAGGGGAAATTCATTCGGCTTGTAGTATTCAATCTCGACATCGACTTCAAGTTCTTGCGTGATAGGTTCGCCCGTCATAGGGTCGATTCCTACTTGCACATTCTTGAATAACGGTACGGTTGTCATTTCGTCTTTACGCTTGACGAATTTCTTTGAACCGCACTCACATACGTCACTCTGTTTAGGTCTGCCACACTCTTTGCAGACTTCCAAGTGCCTTGCTTGGTAATCATCAAAGGATTCAAGTTCGACATCACCGCACCAGCGGTATAATCCGATGCCGTTTTCGTCATTTTTGTAATATGCCGTAATAACAGTAACTATATCTTCACTTGTCGAACCGTCACGAATATCTCTATCTGTTTCAGATTCATCAGCAACAGACTTGCCAAAACGTCTTTTAACATACTCTTTTGTCTGCGGTGTGCGGATAAAGAAGTAATCCATTTTCTCAATAGACGTAACACCCGGCTGGGGTATCATCTGTCTGGGGTGAATATCGGTTATTTCCAAATCCCCTGCTGCACAATGATAACCTTTTGTCGAATCCCACTCGATAAGGGAGAAAGCACCGCCCTGAATCGGGGTTGTTCTTTCTTGCATATCGTTAAGTTCGTTGATGTCAAGGGTCTTGATCCAATTATTAAGCGCAGCTTCTATGGTCTTTGCTTGTTCCATATCTTCCGGGTGGATAGGTGTTACCTTCGGTCTGGGTATGGATGAATCTACTTGCGATTCGATCAGTTCGTAAGATATGTTTCTGATGTTGATTGCAAGTTTTCTGGATGCATCACGGCTATTGGGGTTGCCTTTTACTTGTCTGTCACCGGCATAATACCCGTCACGTTCTTCCATTTGCTTGATATTGTCATCATACTTGGTCTTGGCATCGTCATAACGCTCTTGCCACTTCATCAAGTTCTTGTTCTGTTCGGGATTCTTGATTTTTTCTGCCATTTTTTTCCACCATTTCATAGCATTGGTTCTCCAAGTTGCTTAACCATTAGTGCTTTTATCTCTTTTGATGCGTTTCGGTAGTCATCAATCAGGTCTTGTCGCCATTTTTTCTTCTTGCCCGTGGGTTTTTTCGGGGCAATAGTCCACCAAACGGCAAAATACCGCAACGAATCGACATCGTGGGTCAAATCGTGCGGTGTTTTCGCATAAACATTAGGTTTATTCTTGTCTTTTTGTATCTTCTGTAAGCATTTTATAAGGTTCGGGCAAGTATCTTTTAGGAATGTCAGCCGTGGAACACCATTATCATCGGGGCGCAACCACTCTTTCATCGCCACAACACCGTCAATCATATCGTTTGATACTTTGATTAGGTTGATTCCGTATTCAGAAAAGATATGTGCCACGGATTTACCCGTTTCTTGCCGTCTGTTCCATAAGTCTGGCGGTGCTAACCAACCGCTTATGTACTCGTCACGGCTTATGCTCAATAAAACTTGTGCTGCCTTGCTTACTACCAGATCAGGACAATCATATTCTCGGTAAACTTGGGCATCGCCACGCACATCAATCGCTATCCAATGAGCTGATAGCATATCAAGTCCGTAGTCAATCGCCACATACCGTTTTAAATTGCCTACAAGTTCTATGTCTGTTTCGTGTATATCTCGTTTTACTTCGGGGAACATCGCACCACCCGGCACCATTAACGCTTCTTCTATGGTCGCAGGGTATTCTTCGGTGATTAGGTCGCCCAAAGCACGTTTTGTTTTCTCATACCACTCCGCATCCCTTCTCGGATCGGCATACCACGGTATGAATATCTTGTTGAAACCGTTATCAGGGTCGGTAAAGATTTCTTCGAACAATGTTCCACGTTCAATGGTCGATAATCCGATGACCTTACCGCCACTCGGTCTGTTGATTGTGGGGAAAGCACCCTGCCATATTTCTTCCGCAAACTGCTGAAATGCCCATTCATCCAAGATTATCAAATCAACCGTGAATGAACGTCCAGCACCGGGCGATGATGCAAGTGCTTTAAACACCGATGTTGTTCCGTCAGCAAACGTGATAGTCAATGTGAGTGCCGTTGCATTGAAAACCGCATCACTCCAGCCATAAGGTTCGAAGCCTTTCTCGGCTAAAAGTTCGGGCATATACCGAAAGATGACCGCCAATCTGCGGACAAGTTCTTTCGCTTCTTCTTCCGTCTTGGATAACCCTATCGCCGTTGCACCTTTTTTCGTTATCAGCAACCACGCAGCTATATGCAGAACCAACCACGATAATCCTAACTGTCTGGCTTTTAAAATGATGTTCCACTTGTGATTCATTATCGAGTGGAGTGCTTCTCTCTGCTCTTTCCACATACGAAACGGCTGAATCAACTCGTCAGCATCTTTATCTTCGATGTGTCCATAAGTATCTATGAAGTACTCAATGTTGAATCGACAGTATTCTATTTCCTTTTCCCTGATATTCTGTATTTCCGACATATATTATTTATACTTTATCGTACTAAAGTGCCAAACCTATTTTTGGTAAAAATTTTCTGACGGGGGTATATGGATGTTAACGCTGCCGGCTGATCCGTGACACCAGGGGTGGGGGTGGGGGGGTGTATAGATCGGTATATATAGAAAAAAAATAATAGTCTTTATACACTCTTTATCTATATATAAAAAAAACAATAGCAAGTTATATATAGATATATCTATACCGTAACCGATCTGTAACTATTCGCAAAACACGTATTCTACGAATAGTTAACTATAAACGCCTTGTTTACGCGGTTTCTTGCGGATCAGCACCTGCTTTTTTTACTTAATCCGGTATTTTTCCGTCGGTCGCGGACAAATGACGCGTTATGTTTTCCAATAGTTTACGGTCCGCCGGTGTCATAATATCCGCGGATAAATCTATCGTTGACGCGTCGACCGGTTTTTGTCCGGATGTATCGCGTAAAAGCTCATAGGCTTTACAATTGCCTTCTTGCAATAACGCGTCAATCAAACGCACGGTTAAAACCGATTGAATAGTCAAGTCGTCATCGCTAATCAGTTCGGCTTTATCGCCTAGCATTTTCACGGCGTTATCACGTGTCAGCCTAGTTTCCAAAACCTTCAACGCGGTTTCTTTTAAGGTTTTTTCTTTTCGCATTTGTTCGCCACGTGCTAAACCACCTTTAACACTGTTTTCATGCTGCTTTTTGCGTTCCTCTTCTGTAAGTTCGCTATACGGTTTATAACTTTTTAAGTTTTCTCTGCTTTTTTCGTTATACGGCATATCAAACCACCTTTTAAAATTTGCTGATTTATAGCAACAAAAAAACCGACGGCTAAAAACCGACGGCTTATTTATAATTTGTCAACTTTATTTTACCATAAAAGACCGGTCCCCGCAAACCTGCCCGCCCAAACGCCAAAAATCGGCACATGATCCGCGCATACTATGTAATGCACACTATAGCATTTTTTAACGGTCCGTTAATCTCATTGGCGCGATTCCTTCTTATTATAATGCAATCATTGTTTACTATTCTTTAATCACATTACAATCATTTACTTTTCATATGTGTAATTATTCTATTTATATTTTCATACGTTAAAACCCATTGAGCAGCACGTCATATTATGAGCTTTTTTCCTATGTTTCCGGCGTTTTGATCCACGGCAAAAAAAAATTAAAAAAATTTCAATTTGGGTATTGACATATAGTGACGTCAGTATATAATAGAATTAAAGATACACAAAAACACCACCTACATTTTAAAAGAAAAGAGGTTAACACAATGAGCGCAAAAACAAATTTATTACCGGTCAATGTTAATGGAAACAAAAAGCTTGTTAATACCGAAACCGTACGTTTTTTGATCTGGAACTTACCTGCCGTTGTAACTTGTCCATATGCTACCGAACATTGCAAAAAAGCTTGCTACGCTTTAAAGGCTGAAAAAATGTATAAAACTTGCCGGGCAGCACGTCAGACAAATTTTGAATTATCCTTAAAAGACGATTTTGTTGTACGTATGATTGAAACCATATCATACTACCGTAATAGTAAAGCGTACGCCGGCAAAAAAATGATTGTAAGAATACACGAATCCGGCGACTTTTACAATCAAGCCTATGCAGATAAATGGATATCGATTATAAAAAATTTCGAAAATGATGATACAATCGTTTTCTACGCTTACACAAAATCAATACCATTTTTCAGAAAATACGATATTAAGAGCTTTAAAAATTTTTCATTCATTTCTAGCATATGGGACGATACACCTATTGAGCTTGTAAAGGAAACCAACGAAAAACACTATAGAGTTTATACGGCAGTAGAAAGTTTTGACAATTGGAGCGGTAACCGTTGCCGTTGTGCCGATTGTGCAAAATGTCAGCAATGCATTAATAACAATGTAAACGCAATAGCTTGCTTAATACACTAAAAGCAGCACGGAACAAATAAACCATAGGCGGGCGATCAACTGCCCGCCGGACACTAAAAGAAAAGAGGTAAAAAGAAATGGCAAACAATGAGCTTGTAAACAATGTTTTAAAGGTAGTCAAAACCGACGCCGGCAACATTATCACTTTTATTATTAAAACCGTGGACGATACCGGTTTTTGGTGCTATCAAGTTACCGATTACGATTTACGGAAATACTTTTCTAAAAATCCTGCTGATACCGTAAGCTATGCAATGGGAACAATTACGCCTAGAATGGCAAATGACTTTTGTAACGATATTGAAAACGCCGGCGTCGGTACGTCGTGGGGCGATTTTGAAACCGTAGAGCAGGCGATAAACGATATATAGAAACTATCAACCACTACACAAAAAGAAAGGAAGCGAACACAATGAAAACACGCACACCAATGAAAACCGTTAACAACTTTGAACACGTTTACAAATGTCCAGCAAGCGTATTGTATTACATTTTTAACGGTATCGAACCGAACTATTACAACGCCGGGACTTACGGCTGGAATTGTGACATATACGTTAATTATTCACACGATACCGCTATATGCACGGGATACCGTTGTAACAAAGGAAAAAACATTCCGTCCGAATTGATCGACAAGTACACGGAAAAAGCCGTTACCATTATCAACAAGCATTTAAACTATGCCGAACACCGCACCGCACTTGATGACAACATTAACGACTTTTTAAATGAGTTGATCGGATAAGCCCGGCACACCTTGCGGTGTATAGGTTAACCGCCGTAACTATCAACCACGCACAATGAGGTAAAAACGCAATGATTAAAAAGGATTTAAAATACTTTTTCCGTTTTAAGGTTTTGATATTTATTGAATACCGTATCTGGTTACTTGCACAGAAATTAAAAGGGGGATCAGCGCAATGAAAAACAAATATTTTATAGCCAAAACCGTAACTAATCAGGAATTTTTATTCAGCCGTTCAAGTATTATTTTAGTACCCACGGCAAGCGCAAAAAAGATTTGTGATACCTTAAACGGGATCGGCTACAACATTGATAAAGCTGCTGGTGAAAAATGGCACTTATACGAAATTGATGACTTATCAATTATGTTATACGCAAACCGTGAAATTAAAGCATTTAACGGTAAGCGGTTACAGATACACTATATTTAAAAAAGGGGGTCAGGACTTATGGCTAAAACAATCGATATCAACGAGCTTGCTATTAAATTAAACGAAACTTTAGAAAATTACGATTTTTATGGATACAAAGATGCTGACGGCTGCCTGGAAACCGCACTAAACGATATCAAAACCGATCCGTTAGCAGTTATAAACGGTTTGTGTGATATGGTTAATGACTTAATTGATCAGCAACAGTAAAAAGGGGGTGTTTATATGGCAACAACATTAAACGTATGCCGTACGCATAGCGGTTGGCACGTTACCCAAACCCGCAACGGTGAAAAATTCCCAGTATATCTTAAAACGGTTTATAAAAGCCGTGGGAAATGGATAAGCGACTATACATACGCAAAAACTTATAAGACCGAAAAATCCGCACGGGATACAATTCGCAAGATTGAAAGGGGGCAAATAGCGATATGAAAAAATACACGGCAATCATTATAGCGGTTTTGGTTCTATTGATAGTCAGAACCGCCAGCCGTTCTGAATTGTTAAGGGGTGTATGCCTGAATGCTGACGGTGACGGAATGATATACACCGATTCAGAATACAATTATATCAGCTATTCCGGGACGGATGCCAAGCAGGGCGACGAAATTTTAACTTTTGATCTATTAAACCCGTTTAACAATTACTGTGATGATTATTTGATACGGATCGACTACAACACCACAACGAAACATATAACCATTGACTAAGGGGGTGCAAAAATGATTTTAAGGATAAAGACAAAAGCAAACAAAAACGGTAACACATACGGCATTATCATTGACACGGACAAAAAATTTTATGTAGCTGGTTACGGTGTGATTTCGTGGGGTGCTGATTTATACACAACAAAAACCGAAATAACCGACCTTATCAAGTACAATCTTGACGGATTTACGGCAGTAAGTTTGCAAGATATGCACAAATTAAAGATTTCATAGGGGGGCAAGAAAATGAGTGAATCAAAAATTAAGTTTGTACGCAAGTACGATTTTTACAATCACGAATGTTATGAAGTGGTCTATAATTCACACCGATGCGTTGCGTATTTTTGTAGACCTATACCGAAAACGGTTAAAGACTTTATAACCGGCAAGACACCACATGAACAATATGACAAGGTTTTTAAACGTACCGAATTTATTTATGAATAATTAACTGATCGGCTGACCTATCGGCTTGACGGGGGAAAGGACAAAACAATGACAGAAACCAAACTTGAAACTAACTACTCACAAGAAGCTGACCGGACTTTTATTATTAAAGCCACATACGAAAACGGCGAACTCAAAGAGGAAACCGTTGTGGGTTTCTATAGCGGGGGACCGGATGAAAGCGACACAAAATTCTTTTCTAACAACCACCTTACGGCAAAATACTTATTTTAACAAAGAGGAGAAAACACAATGAGAAAAAACACAGTTAAGACCGCATTTATCACAGTAAACAATCAGGTGTGGACAGAATGGGATTCCCTTCTGGGTGAGGACGCATTTACCACAGAAGAAGAAGTAAAAGATTTTCTTCTTGCTGCCGATACGGAAAACCACGATTTTGAAAACCTACTGAATAGCGAACCGCTCAACATTGAATATTCGTGGGGCAATGAGATTGTTATTTCATTCAAGTGGGAAAGATAAGGGGGAATGGTTATGAATTTAGATATAGCATTGGTTATACTTATGATTTTATCATTCTTTTGTGGTATAATTTACGAAAAAGACAAAAGCGGTGACTTAATGGATTGAAAGGGGGTGATTGATTATGCCGGTAAGTAAAGCACAAATTAAAGCAAGTGATAAATATAAAGCGAAAACATATTACCGCCCGTCAATCAATTTAAGGCGTGAGTATGAAGAAGCTATAAGAGAACGTGCAGCCGAATTAAATATGACAATGTCAACATACATACAAACATTAATCAAAAAAGACTTAGATCAGCACATTCTATAAAGTTAAAGCCGTATCGCAATGATACGGCTTTTTGTTACAGACTTTCGTAAAAATCTAAAATCGCTTTATGCTTTTTCAGTTCTCTTTGCAATTCCCTAAACTTTTCAAAGGCATCAATCCCGGCATCCTTACCAGCCATTAATATCATATGCCGTTTTAGTTTTCGTTCCGTTTCAGCGTGTTTGTTTTGGTGAAATAAAATTCTTTCTTCTTTCGTCATCCGTTTCCTTTCTTCTCAAAAAACAAGAACCCCACCCACCACAAGCGGAGTTCTTGCCACAATGAGAAAACACAATTTATTAACCGTGTTATACACATTCTATTGACTTTTAAACATTTTGTCAATAATTCTGTTGTGCCGTTGTCTGATTGCTTGTTCCGATACCTTAAGTGTTCTGGCGATTGCATAAGGTGGTATGCCTTTTATATCTATTGACTTGACAATGTAGCGGTGATACGGCTTTAATTTTGCTATTTCGCTATCGATCAAATTCAGCTTATCGGTCAACTTATCAATCAAGGTTTGAATTTCGACCAGCTTTTCCACATATTTCAGCATTTTGTCATCACTTGAATGGCTTGACGGCATATCGGAAATGGTCGGGGTGATTTTTGTTGCTTGCGTGTAAATCGTTTCGTATCGGTCTTTCAATCTTTGAATCGTTTCAACGGTTTTTTGATAATTCCGTAGCATACTCTTTTTTTCTTTTCTATCCACGCTTGTAATCCCCCCTGCCGTACACCGCTGATCCGATATGCCCTATGTCAATCGTTGTATCGCACCAAATCTTAAAACCGCACTTTTTTGCCCGTTCGGTAAACGATAAATCTTCGCCTAAATTCCACTTTGGCTCATACCATTCGTGAAACCGCTTACCGACCTTTTTGTATACGTCCGTCTTGACAAGCATCATAGCAGCACCGCATCCGTCCACTTCAATCAGTTCCGGCATATCGTCTTTTATGTCTATCGGTGTCAGACTACCGCTATGTGTTTTGTCACCCTTTCTCACGCTCATATAGGCGCAAGGAGAGTGGTTTCCCTGCCTACTGTAACAGATACACGATACTATGTCTAAATCGTGCTTAAAAAGGCGAAGAAGGGTGTCAGACGGGAATGTCATATCGCTATCTATCCACATTATGTGAGTGAATCCGTGTTCAAGTGCGTAATTGACAAGATATGTGCGTGAATTGTAGACCAAACTGCCATTCGTAAATTGTATCTCATCTTGTTCCCTACGCAATAAGTCAATCAAGCATCGCACCGTCTTAATCGGCATCATATCCATTGTTGGCATCGCAATCAGGATTTTTGATTTTTCTCGTTCCACGATATTGAACCCTTTCTCATATAATTGTAATTGTAAATCGGTGAATCGCAGATCAAGTGCCGTAGTTCTGTTTTCTGTTCCATAAGCAGATTAAATTGTAAATCGTCATCGGGGTAAACTTTCGGAAACTTTGTATCACCGATTGCGGTTCGTTTGTATACCTTTGACCAGACATTGCCAAACATCTTGCCGTTGTTCCAAGTCGGAAACACATAGCCGTATTCACCAAAGATGAAACCGAAATGCAATATATCTGGATTATCGTGTGCAGTTATCAGCTTGTCGATTTCTTGAAAAACGTAATTGTGTAGAATCTTGTCATCGTCATCCGCAAACAGTATGTATTCCCCGGTCGCAATGTCTAAACCTTCATTCCGTGCAAGTCCAGCGTTTCCGTGTTCGCACTCGATAACTGAATAGCGGTTCTGTTCTTCTAAAGCCGTTTCGCTTAAAAACTGCCGTACATAGTCAGCCGTGCCGTCTGTACACTTATCGCATACAATAATGATTTCATAGTTAGCGAATCGTTGTGACAAAATGCTGGAAAGCACCGTGTCAACACGATACCGCCCGTTGTGTACGGGAATTATCATCGAAAATCTCATTTCTTCACTTCTCCTAAATGTTTTTTGATAATCTGTAAAACCGTCTGTGTATTTATATCTGAATTGCCATTCTGGGATATTTCTTCAATCACCTTATCCCACGCTTCAAGGGATTTGATTGCCATATCAAAGGCTTCTTTTATTTCGTCACCGCCCTGATGACAATATCCGCAACCATTTATTTCATAATTGCCGATTATTTTAACCGCTTCTTCTCCCGTCATTCTTCTTTCTCTCCCTTCACAATATTCTCAATCAAAGAAACCTTCGTGTTGCTTGCCACACCTTTAATGTCAAGTATTTCTTTGATCTGCTTAAACTTAATCAGTATCATTTTGTAGTCACGTTCTCTTGAATCTTCCATTCCGCACCGCCTATTCCATTAAAGTAAATTTGCATTTGTCACACTTAACGTGAAGATGTCCGTTATATGTACTTCGTATCGCCGTTATAGTGCCACCGCACAAGCACTTAACTTTATGCGGTACGCCCCGTTCTTTAAACTTCGGAATAACTTTAAGATAGTCAAAAACTTCTAATACTTCTTTATCGGCATCACTCATTCGTTGTCACCTCGCTTACTACCCCGCTACCTATTGCTTCCTGCAATGACTCGGCTATCTTTTCTATTTCCCGCTCATCAAATGAATAAATCGTGGTTATCACTTGCACCCCGAATCCGTTAACTGTATCGGGATTAAGTTTGCGATAAGTTTGATTGACTATCACTCTTCCCACCCCCTTGCAAAAAACCACCGTTCTATCTTGTTGCACTTATGTGATAGGTTTTCAAATCTGTAAGATAACCACATAAATAATTTACCCAATAAATAACTAATCATCTTTTGCCCCTTTCTCGCTTCGGCTGAACATTTGGCAAGCACGATAAATCAACAATCAATTGTTTGAAGCAAATGGGTGAGCCTATGTCTTTATGCTCCCATTTATGCAATACTTCCAAGTAATCTTTTCTGCTCACGCAATCATCACATTCAATGACTTTCGGCTGAACGCTCGGCATTCCCTTTATTGCTTTGACAATATCGTCATAATGGACATAAGGCACATAGCAATCCTTAATCGGCACTAATTTTGTATCTGCATCACAACCGAATTTATCCCAAGTGTCTACGGCTTTTAATAACTCTGCCCTGCTCACGCAATCATCTGACTCGGTTAATGGTGTGCCGTTTGATATAGCGGTAAGTGTTTTTTCGACATATTCCATAGATAAATCAGTTTTAACTTTTGATGCCAACAATTTATATATTTCATCGGGTATCTCAATAATCAGTTTCATTCCTTATCCTCACTTTCCTGTTCGTCAGCCCAATAACAATTCATATCCTTTTCTGCATCTTCTTGGCTTATCCGCACTATTCTGCGTTTATGATTTTTACTGTCGCAAAAATGCGTGTCGGCTATGTATGAATGGTATTTACAATTCTCACAAGTCATTCCTTATCCCCCTTTCTGTACTTGTCGATAATCTCGTCAATCCATTTCTCACGCAAATAATAAACACCATCTTCGTGCATTTCTGCGGTTGCGTGTAGCTCGGCTCTTATCTCGTCAAGCATTTCCGTGTACGGTGGTTTGCCCCATATACTCGCAACGGTTTCCTTAATGACTTCTTCATCGTGTTTTGCCAAAACATCTATTTCGGCTTCACATACACCCTTCACGCACATCGTATCCTTGAAGTAAGCCGATACTTCTTGCCCTATCTGGTGTTCGGGTACATCAACGGTTATTATGGCTTTCATCTTCTTCCCCCCACATATTCGCCCCACAGAATGAACAGTAATGTGTCGCTGCACCGATGCCCCTTGCATCTACGTGATGCCCACAAGCTGAACATTTGCAAGTGCTTCTTTCTGGAATCCAACTTCCGTATTTAATCGGTTCACCCTTCAATACCGCTTCCCTGATTGCATCGCTTGTATGCCCGTTACACAAGTCCGTGTAGGCTGATTTTTCAATGTCTATTATTAGTTTCATTCTTCTTCACTCCTTTCTTCTGGAAATCTGACTTTCGTTACCGCAATAGGAAATTCTTCAATCTCACTTGCCCAAACGGGTATGCATCCGCACCGGCTATATACAAGTGGAAAACCACCGATGCCGTCAAAAAGGCTTGCCATTGTAGGCTGATCTACGCCGTCAGCTTTAAGCTGCTTAACCATTCTGTTTGCCATCCATTCCCAAAAAGGCAACGCAATCGAATTTCCAAGTGCTTTATATCTCGGTGCATCTGCATCGCCCTTGTGTTTCTTACCTTTGCTATCGATCCAATCGCCAATATCTGTCCAGCCGTCTGGATATCCCTGCAATCTTTCGCATTCAAGTGGGGTTAATCGTCTTACTTTTGCACCCTTGTTTACCATTGGAACATTGTTCCCACCGCTTTCGTATGTAGCACTCACGGTTTGCGATACTTCACCAAGTTCTCTGTATCTGCAATCTTGTGCGTGACTTTCAAATACCCTTACTTGTGGTTCTACCGCAATAGCGGTATAATCTGAAATGTTAGCTTGATGTGCGCCGGTAAGAGTGCAACTTGTTTCGCCGTCACCATTGCCCCTTGCATCGTAAATTTTTAGTTCGTTCATTACTTCTTTCTCCACTATTAAAATAGGTGTTCTTGTTTCGCCAAAATCAAATATATTCAATGTGTCGCATATATATGTTTCTTCCCAGCCTTGAGCTTCTTGGGAATTTCTGGGGTGTCCTTGTTTGCGGAACACCCCCCCACTTTTTATTTGTAGTCAATAATGCATTTTCCTTCATTAACATATTGACTTCCAACTCCTTTGTAATCCCTTGCACATAAAGCACCTACTGTGTTGTCAGTACCCCCCCCGGTCCTTTACTTACAAGTGTTTGTGCTATTTCTTCTTGAACAGAAAAGTCATACTGTGCGTTCTGACCCTGATTAAAACTTGCCCGATCAAGTCCGTATGTAATAATCTTCATTGGGTCATCCATACAGTTAAGCGTTTTTGAAACTTCCACACTTGGAGATAACGCATCGTGCAGTTGTCCGTTGCCTATGCATATGGTAGCCAAGTTTTGTTCCGCATCTTCACCCAAGCAATAGAAGTAATTCTGATTTGCGGTAATGATTGGAGATTTTTCACCGATATAAATTCGGTTTTGCATATCATAATTTCCCGGTTTCGTTTCGAAACAAGTAATACACTCGTCAAACTCATCAGTTTCTATTCCAAGCATCCTTTTAAGTTCAAACCATATGTCCGCATCTGGAATTGCAAAATAACTATCTTTCCTAAACCAATGGTCAACCAATGTTTTAGGTTTCCCAAGTGCATCGGCAATTTCTTTTGTTGATCCGTTTTTGTGTGCTTGTAAGCAGCTGATAAGTTTTTCTCTGTCAACAGGATATTTTCTTACTTCTACTTCAGTTTCAACTTCAATTACATTGCTTGTGCTTGCTGGATCAATGCCTGATAAAGAATCTCTGGAAGTTTCTTCCCCCTTCTCTCGGATCGGTTCAATATCCCCTGACACGCTCTTGCGCTCAAATAATATTTCTGGGGCGCATTCTCCTGCAAAATCTGCGACAAGCGCGATTCTACGTCTACGCTGGGGTGTTCCCCAGAATTGATTATCTGTAGTACGCCAAGCAATGCTCCACCCATTTCCCAAGATGCATCCAGAAGGTGTCCATTTTCCGTTCTCAGGTCGAGGAATAACGGCGTTTTCGTCTGCGACTTTTGCGGTTTCTTCAAGGACAACTCGGAAATCTTCTCCGTTGTTGCTACTAAAGGCTCCGGGCACGTTTTCCCACACCATAAATCTGGGGCGAATACATCGAATATCGTCAACTGACCCTCTAACTGATCTATCATATTCTCTCATCTCCTTAATTATTCTTATTTGTTCCATAAACAAACCGCTTCGTTCACCATCAAGTCCAGCTCGTCTGCCCGCAATAGACAAATCTTGGCAAGGACTTCCACCCGTTATAATCCACACGGGTTCGACATCAGCTCCGTTTATCTTTGTGATATCTCCGTAATGTTTCACTTTTCTTTTCTCCACTTTTAATATCTGATATTCAAATTTCCGTGTTCATTAATCCAATCAATAATCTCTTTGTAATTTAAACCCCCTTCTGATTCTGGGCGCATCACATAATCGTAGATCTGCGGATGTGTTTCCTTTATTCTTTCAAATCTTCCGTCTCCGGGTTTTTCTAAATGGCATCCGAATCCACAAAACATACATCCCGTGCGATTACATCCCGTAGTTTTTAGTGGCAATCTTTTTGCGTCAAACAATTCTAAATTTTCAAAACCTTCTAAATCTGAAATTGTCATCTGCCCTTCAACTTCATCCGTGCCATCTGTATCTTCCACGATGTCACCATAAACGGAACATATCGGCAGATTATTCTGTTTGATATATAAGAGAACATCTTGCTCTGTCCAAAAACTCATTGGATTTGAAATTGGTTCTTTTAAATCAAAACCGTTACAACCATTCTGTAACCACTTCTGTGTACGCAATCTTGATTCACTTGCCATTTGTGCGGTTATTGGATGTCTGCCCGATTCCTTGTTGTACCGATGACTTGGTTCTTTTTTCATCACGGTGCAGCACTTGTTTGAAATTTCGAATGGACTATAAAGAAAAAACTGGTATTTTGTCTGTGCATACGCTGATTTGTTTCCGTTAGGGATATTCGCCTGAATCGGATTTTCCTTGTCCCTTGTGAACATTCCCAGCATTTGTGCAAGTCTTTGATTGCTCCCGCCCTCTCGGTTTTTCAATTTGCGGTTTAGCAAATTCGCCAATTTCTCGGAGTTCTTTTTCAGCATACTTTCCAAGTCCGCACAACTTATCGTAGAAGTAACTGTACCTCTGTCTGTCTGTCTGTCTGTCTGTCTGTCTGTCTGTCTGTCTGTCTGTCTGTCAAGGGTGAAGTTTCATTGAGTAAACTTGTCAAGTACTTTCGCGCGCCTTGTACGCATTCGCTT